GTCGTTGCCTGATGCGCCTGCCCCGTTGCAGTCGGCGCCGACACCTCCGTCAATGCCGATGACTCCTGGCGGTGTTCGTTCCCGTTCCAACCGGCCGCGCTTGACTATGGAGATGCCTGATGCTGCCGACTGAACGCCGGTTCTACACCACCGAGTTCGAAGCTCGAGATGTCGGGAATGAGTTCCGCATTTCGGGTCACGCTGCCGTGTTCAACAAGTCCAGCCAAGACCTCGGCGGATTCATTGAGCGGGTTGCTCCTGGTGCGTTCGCCAAGACGATCATGCAAGCTGATGTCCGAGCGTTGTTCAATCATGATCCGAACATGATCCTGGGTCGTTCCCGTAATGGGGTTGGCACGCTCCGCCTGGGCGAAGATTCCCAAGGCTTGTCGTATGACGTCAGCCTGGATCGCCGCCAGTCGTATGCGAACGATGTTGCGATCGCCATCGAGCGAGGCGACATCACCCAAAGTTCGTTCGGTTTTCGAACGATTGCCGACAGTTGGGACCGCACCGATGACGGTTACCCGCTGCGGACCCTGACCGAAGTGAGTTTGAACAACGGTGACGTTTCACCGGTCACCTATCCGGCTTACCTCGATGCTGATGTGGCGGCCCGTGCCCTCCACCACGTTTCCGCCAAGATCGGCGTTACCGCCGACGACCTTCTCGTCGCTTTGCGCGACGGACGACTCCCCGGAGAAACGAACCCGATGGAAACCGTGAGTGACACCCGTGCGGCGAGTTACACCGTCGAATCCCCTGCCGAGATCGCTAACGCCCTCGATGTGCTGATGGATCAGTATGAGGCGGCGATGGTTCCCGGTGTGGACCCGTCGGTGTGCGCCGGCTTGTGGACCGCGATCGACAACCTGGTCGACGACTTGTGCATGATGCTGGGTGTGTCCGACCCCGACGAGATGGCCGAAGCTGTCTCGGAGGCTGCGGCGGGCAACACCGTTGGTATGGCAAACGAGATGAACTCGTTGCGGCTTGCCCTCCTCGCCAAGCGTCACAGCCCAGTCTGAGACGCTTTCGAATCGTTGCGGAACGGACCGCCAGAAGCATTCGTCCGCAGCTTGCCAATCCGCCGACCGCCAGAAGCATCGGCATTCAACCCAACCGCCCTGTGCCCGGGGCCTAACTCCACAAGGAGACCCAATGTCCACCAAGGACTACCTGGGCAACCTTCGGGATGCCCGCAACCGGGCGTGGGGCGAGGCGCAGGAGCTCCTCGACCGCGCTACCAGCGAAAACCGCACTTTCACCTCCGAGGAGGAGGCGAAGTGGACGGCGATCAACGCCGACATCGACACCAAGGATGAAAGCATCCGGTCGATTCTCGACATCGAGCACCGTGAGCGTGAAGCCGCTGTGGCCCGAGAGGCGTACGCGCCGATCCTCGGCGACGCCGGCCTTGAGTCCACGGACCGTCGTTCGGTCGACGAGGTTGCCAAGTTCCTCCGGGGCGAGACTCGTTCCCTCGAGCTTGACTTCCGCGGTATCGCCCGTGAGAAGCGTGCGATCCGTTCGGGCGCCGACGCTCGCGAGCTCCGTGATCTCGGCGAGGACACCACCACCGCCGGTGGTTACGCGGTGCCCACGTCGTTCCTGCGGTCGCTGTACGACTACCTGGAGTTCTACACGGGTGCCCGCCAGCTCGGCGTGCAGATCGTGACGACCGCTTCGGGTGAGCCGATCCAGATTCCGTCGGTGTCCGCTCACGGCACGGCTGCTCTTCGCGGTGAGGGTACGGCGCTCGGCGAGGCCGACGCGGCGTTCACCCAGGTCACGATGAACGCCTGGAAGTACGGCACGCTCGTCCAGGTCAGCAGCGAACTTCTCGCTGACACCGGTATCGACGTTCTCGGTTTTATCGCCGAGGACACGGCCCGTGCGATCGCCCGTGCGACCGACACGGCCTACGTCACCGGTTCTGGAAGTGCTCAGCCGAAGGGCATCATCTCGACTCAGGCTGTTGGTGCGACTGTGCAGACCGGCTCGACCGGTGTGCCGTCGTATGCCAACCTGGTTGACTTCGTTTACTCGGTCAACCCGATTGCCCGTCAGGCTGGCGCTCAATGGTTCACCCTGGACCGCAACGTCGCGGCGATGCGGAAGATCGTCGACAACTACGGTCGGCCCCTGTGGGAGCCGAACGTGCAGGTCGGCGAGCCGGACCGTTTCCTCGGCTACCCGATCGTCCAGGACCCGAACGTCACGGCGTTCGGAACTGCCGGCGGTACGCACGCTGCGTTTGGCCATTTCCGGTCCTACATGATCCGTGATGTCGGCACGCTTCGCTTCGAGGCGTCGCCCGACTTTGCTTTCAGCTCCGACCTGATGACCTACCGGGCCATCATGCGGACCGACGGCAAGTGGATCAACGGGTCCAACGGAGAAGTCAAGCTTCTCAAGGCCCCGACTTCCTGATCTTCGGATCAGTTCGTGCAGGGTGGGTCGGCCTTCGGGTCGGCCCACCTTCGCATTATTTCTTGCCGCGTTTCTGATCGTGATCTCGGGGGGAAGGGCTGGGCACGGTCCCAACCCCCGAGATCGCGTGCCCCGATTGGAGCCCCATGCCCGCGTTTCGTGTCATCGTCGATGGCGATGGTTCTGCTGCTGCCCAGTTGGTCGCAGCGGTCACCGCTTGTGAGAAGACCGGCGCGATCGTGTCGGTGATGCGTGTCGACGATTCGTTTGTGATCGTCACCGAAAAGCGACCTCGAGCATCAACTCGGAAGACTGGTCCGCAGGAGACCCGGTGAAGATCTGTTGGGCTTCGAACAGCCCGCAGGCACCCACCGGATACGGTCAGCAGACGGCCCAGATGTTGCCTCGGTTGCGTGACGCCGGCCACCAGGTGGCGGTCGCCGCCAACTTCGGCGTTCAGGGCGGGCCGCTCGAATTGGATGGCTTTCGGATCTACCCGTGCGGTCGCGACTATTCGAACGACACAATTCCGTTGCACGCCATGCATTGGTTCGATCGGGATCCCGGCTGGCTGATCTTCCTGTACGACGCTTGGACGCTCCGCAACCCTGTGTACGCCGAAATGAATACGGCGGTATGGGTTCCGATTGATCATCGGCCCGCCCCGCCGCTCGTCGTTCAACATTTCAAGGATTACGGGTCGGTCCCGATCGCCATGTCCCGATTCGGGGAGGAGCAGCTCCGAGCTTCTGGGCTGGAGCCGCTGTACGCCCCCCATGGGATCGACACCAACGTGTTCGTCGCCCACGACAAGGCCGCAGCGAAAAAGGCTTTGGGTGTTCCCGAGGATCGGTTCCTCGTCGGAATGATGTCGACGAACAACAGCGCCCAGCCGTCCCGTAAGGCGTACCCGGAGGCGTTCGCAGCGTTCTCGCTGTTCGCCCACGACAAGCCTGACGCCCTCTTGTACGTCCACGCTGAGAAGGCTGGCGCACAGGGCGGCATGGAACTCGACATCTGCGCGCAGGGCCGCGGGATTCGTCCCGACCAGCTCGCGTTCGTTGACCAGTACCGGTACCGGGCGGGAGCGATCTCGCAGGCCGAACTGGCATGGATCTATTCGGCGTTCGACGTGCTGCTTTTCCCGTCGATGGGGGAGGGGTTCGGCATTCCGGCGATTGAGGCGCAGGCGTGTGGCACTCCGATCATCGTGTCGGACTACTCGGCACAGACCGAACTGGTCGCTTCGGGAGCCGGCTATCTCGTCGCCGCTCAGCCATACTGGGATTCGCCGCAAGCAGCGGATTTCTGTATCCCATCAATCGAAGACATTTACGAAAGTCTGTCTCACGCCTATCAGAACCGGGATCGGCTGGCCGCCTGGGCGCCGCAATGCCGAGAGTTCGCTCTTCAGTACGACGCCGACCAGGTCTTCAAGCAGTATTGGATTCCGATCCTCGACCGTCTCGAGGCCGAACTGCCCACGGTCGAACCGATCGAGCTGCGCCGATGAACATCACGGCGTGCATCTTGACGTTCAATCTGATCGTCAACGGACGTGAGGATCTGTTCTGGGAGACGCATCACAGTCTGAACGAGGCTGGTGTGACCGTCATCCCCGTCGACAACGGTTCCGGCGACGGCACCCACAAGATCGTCGAAAAGCTCGGTGGGTTCTGCTGGCAAGGCTGGAACACCACGTCGGGTCACGGGACGAACCTGTGTGCTCGGGTGGCGTTGGGCACCAACCCGGATCTGTGTGTCCTGTCCGACGATGACATGGTGTGGAATCTCGGGTGGGCTGACACGTTGGCCGCCTGGTGGGCCGAAGCTCCCGACGACCTGATGCTGACCGGCTGTCACTTGGAGCCGTTCTTCCCGTGGAACGAACCGTATGCGAAGGTCACCTATGGCGGCACGACCGGTCTGACGCGCGCCTCGACAGGCGCAGCATCATGGTCGTTTCGGTCTGCTGACTGGCCGAAGATCGGACCCATCCCCCAGCAGATCCAAGGTCACGGCGACGTACCGGCCTGCCAGAACGTATGGGCCAATGGTGGCCGCATCGCCCAGATCGACCTTGCCACCCACATCGGGCAAGGCAAATCGACATGGGGGAATCGCACCGGCGTCATGTACGGCTGGGATGTCGACCCGGTCCGTGAACTCATCGCTGAGGGGGAAACGGTCCGATGAACGTGCTCGTTACTGGCGGTTCCGGTTTCATCGGCACTCACGTCGTCCGTCGGCTCCTCCTGCGTGGTCATCTGCCAGTCATTTTCGATCGGCATCTCCGCAAGTCGCCGCCGGGTTGCGAACTGATCCTCGGCGATGTGCGCGATCCCGTTGCGGTCACCGAAGCAGCTGCCCACGTCGACGGTGTGATCCACCTGGCTGCCGTACTCGGCACGCAAGAGACGATCAGCAACCCTCGGCCGGCCGCCGAAACCAATGTGCTGGGTGCCCTGAACGTGTTCGAAGCGGTCGCCCAATACGGTCTCCGAGCCGCCTACGCGGCTGTCGGGAACCATTGGATGGACAACGGCTACTCGATCTCGAAGACCGCCGCTGAACGCTTCGCGAAGATGTATAACGCCGAGCGGGACACCCGGATCGGCATTGTGCGAGCATTGAACGCCTATGGGCCAGGCCAGTCGGTCGCCGCCCCCTACGGGTACAGCAAGGTCCGCAAGATCATGCCGGCGTTCGTCTGCCGAGCATTGTGCGGCCATCCGATCGAGGTGTACGGCGACGGCCTCCAAATCATGGACATGGTGCACGTCGACGATGTTGCCGACATTTTTGTCCGAGCCATGGAAGTCGGCCCGACCGACGACTGGCCGATCTACGAGGCGGGACCAGGCCGCCCGACCACCGTCCTCGAGATCGCCGAAACGGTTCAAGGGTTGGCCGCCGAACTGACCGGCGACGTAGTCGAAATCGTGCATCTGCCGATGCGGCCAGGGGAACCCGAACATTCTGAAGTGCTCGGCGACCCGTCAAGCCTCGCTCCGCTGCTCGGCGAGACGTACGGATTCGTCAGCCTCGAGGACGGTGTCCGAGAAACGGTCCGTTGGTATCAGGCGAACCATGGGGTCACCTGGATGTATTCGCCCCGATGATTCCTCAGGTGGTGCATCGCATCTGGTTCGGGGATCGGCCAATGCGACGCGAGCTCGTCGAGTTCGGTCGGGCTTGGGAACGTCTCGGCTACGAGGTTCGACTCTGGACCGAACAGAACCTGCCCGAGCTCATCAATCGTGAGGTGTACGACCAGATTGCCCTCAGAGGCGTCAACAGCGGCGGCGGCGACGCCACATTGGGCGTATGGGTCCAACGGGCCGACATCGTCTCCTACGAGCTCCTGTGGCGTTACGGCGGCATTTACGCCAACACCGACATTGAACCCCGTCGTCCGATTCCCGTCGATGGCATCACGGCGTTCGCCGGGTTCGAAGACGACACGTTCCTGTGCAATGCGTTGATGGGCTGCACACCCGACCACGACTTCTTCGCCCAGGTGATCGCCGAAATCCCCGCCCGGTACGAACGGCATTGGGCGCAGCCGATGAACTACACGACTGGCCCGCATCTCCTCACCGAAATCTGGAATCGGCATCCGGGGGGCCTCACCACATTTCCTCGCGAAGCGTTCTACCCAGTCGGATTCCATGCGGAGCAGATGCGCTCCGAATGGGATGACTATCCCGACAGTTTCTGTGTCCACCATTGGGGCCACACCCGCCGGCGCTGGTCCGAAGAACCATCCGACGAGTTCCTCGACGTCCGGTTCGGCTGATGCTCATCACCGTCATCACCCCGACGTTGCCGGAACGAGTCGAACTTCTCGCCGACCTGACCGCCGATCTCGACGCCCAAACATTTCAAGATTGGATCTGGCTGCTCCGCACCGACGAATCTCGACGTGGCCCAGCCGTTCTACGAAATGAACTGGCGGTCGAAGCGACCACCGACTGGTTGGCATTCATCGACGACGACGATCGCGTCGATCCCGATCATCTTCAAATCCTCGCCGATCATTCAGATCATGGCGACATCATCTATACGCAATGTCGAGTCGAAGGTCGATCCTGGCAACCCGACCACGACTGCACCCACGAATCTTTAGCGACGTTCAACACGGTGCCAGTCACCACGTTGGTGCGACGCAGCGTCTTTCTGGCGGTCGGCGGTTTTCCGTTGGGTGTCCACGAAGAAGATTGGCATCTGTGGCGAAACCTGCAAGCCGAAGGCGCGGTGTTTCGTTGCATTCATCAGACGACCTGGACATATCGCTTTCACGATGTGGGCCAGGGGAACAGGACTTGGAATGGCTGACACGCTCGATGTCATCACGCTCACCGAAGCGAAAAACGCCATCAACATCGCTGCGAGCGACACCAGCCAAGACACCGAACTTGCCGGCTATGTGACCGCCGTCTCCCGGCGGCTCGATACGTTGTGTGGTCCGATCGTGCAACGCACCGTCAGCAACGAAACGTATTACGTCAGTTACGACCAGACGTTCATTGATCTCAAGGTGCGTCCAGTCGCCTCGATCACCAGCTGCACCGAATACACCTGGGCGGGTGACGCTACGACTCTGAGCCAGGAGACGGTGTCGGTCAAACCGAACGATGCGTATCTGCTGGATCCGTCACCGTTGGTGCCGTACCGGTTGCAACGGCGAGTGTCAGGTGTGCCCTACCGGTTCTATCCGGGCGGATCGGTTGTTATCACCTATGTCGCCGGTCGTACCGATACGACTGCGAATGTCGATCCGGTGTTCAAGCAGGGTGCGACCATCATGTTGTCGCAGCTGTGGCGTCGCGAGCAGGGTGTGGGCACTCAGACGTTCGGGCTGCCCGACCAGGGAGGCACGATGATCCCGACGTTTGCGGTTCCTCGAGCGGTCATCGAGCTGCTCGCTGAGCATCTTCGCCCGATGGGTGTCGCCTGATGGATTTCCGAATCGTTGGTGCGGTCGATTCGGCATTGAAAGCCACCAACAAGATCAACACGTTCGGTCCCCGAATCTCCAAGAACTTGGAGTATGCGGTCGGTGCTGGTGCGCTGTATGCGAAACAGCAGATTTTGGCGATCACTCCCGCCAAATTGCGAGGCGTCTCCTACAAGAAAGGCGGCTCGAAACTCGGCGTCAACTATCGGATCTATAACAAGGCTGGAATGCCGTACGCGATCGAATCTGCCACCGGCCAATTTCACCTGTGGGAACGTGACACGAGACAACACGCAATTCCGAAGCGGGGCCGCAAAGGTGTTCCCCGCCGGATGCTCCTCGGGCAGCTTGGTTCCAACGACTGGATCTCAGTTTCGAAGGACAAGCCGATTTTGGCCGGCGGATCTCAGGGTCATCACACGTTTGGCAAGGGTGCCGAGGCGGCAAAACCCATGATCGGGAAGATCATGCGTGACGCCCAAGCCCGAGCGTTACGCGAGATGTTCACGGGAGCGCTCTGATGGCCTCTACAAGCCTCGCTGGGGCTCGCGCTGACCTGTATGCGCTCCTGGCCTCCAACACGACGACAGGGGCTCCACACGCCTCTCTGACGCAGATCACTCGGGTTTACGATCACGAACCGTCGCCAGGCGATCTGTTCAAGCCGGTCTCGGTCACGATCGTCGCTGCCAATATCGACCCCGACTTCTTCACGTTCGAAGTCAGGATTTATGCGACAGACGGCACTCAGCAGATCTGCCAGAAGAACTTGGATGCGGCGATCGACCAGGTCGATGCCCGGTTGCGGTCCACCGCCGAGTTCGGCCCGTCGAGCTGGCAAATCTCATGGATCGACTCGATCGCCGCTTGGGTTGCCCTCACCAGCATCATGTCGGGACGGCAGGACTACTACTAGATGCGGGCGTTGCTGGTTCGTCCTGGGCCACAGTTTTCGGTTGCCGACGTTCACAACGGTTGGCGAGACGCCCTCATCAGCCTCGGCATTGATGTCGCCGAATACGAGCTCGATGCTCGCCTCAACTTTTTCAGCCACGCAAAACTTGAAATCGACGGGGAACTCCGCAACGCCTTTTCGGGTGATGCTGCGGCTCGTCTTGCCGCCGCCGGCGTCAAGCAAGCCCTCTACGATTTTTGGCCCGATGTGGTGCTCGTCACCAGCGGGTTCTTCATCCCACCCGAGTTCTATGAAGTGATCCGAGCTCGAGGCCACAAACTCGTTGCCTTGTTCACCGAATCCCCCTACGAAGACGATCGGCAGCTCGCCCGCGCCCACCATTTCGACCTGGTGCTCATCAACGATCCGACGAACCTCGAGCAGTTCCGAACGATCAACCCGAACACCCATTACGTTCCGCACGCCTACCGGCCTGAGATCCACAAACCTGGACCCATTGACCCAGATTTGATGTGCGATCTTGCCTTCGTCGGTACTGGATATCCGTCTCGCACCGAGTTCTTCCGGGCTTGCGACCTCGACGACCTCCAAGTGAAGTTCGCTGGCAACTTTCAAGCGGTCAAAGACGACCCATGGTTCGTCGACCGGATGTGCCATCCCATCGAGTTTTGCTGCGAAAACGCTGATGCGATCCGGCTGTACCAGTCGGCTCGAGCCAGCCTGAACCTGTACCGCAAAGAAGCATCGGCGGAACTCCTCGCCACCGGCTGGGCGATGGGGCCTCGTGAAGTGGAACTTGCTGCGACCGGCACGTTCTTCCTTCGGGAACCCCGCCCAGAAGGTGACGAGGTGTTCTCGATGTTGCCGACGTTCACTGAACCTGCCGAAATCCGACCGCTGCTCGACTGGTGGCTGGCGAATCCGGCAGCGATCGAACGAGCGACGGTCGCAGCTCGCGCCGCGATCGCCGACCGCACCTTTGCAAATCATGCCCGGTGGCTCCTCGAGCTCCTGGCTTTTTGATCTGTCAACGCCTGTGCCCAGGCACCGCCTATACCAAGGAGGGATCCCGTGGCCCGTATTCACGGAAGGAACGGTCGGCTGTACGCCGGCATCGCAAGCGCCGGTACTGCTGAGCCTGTCGCGTTCTTGAACGCCTGGTCTTTGAGTGCGGCCACCGACGACGTGGAAATCACCGCGTTCGGAGACGCCAACAAGACCTATGTGGCTGGTCTGCCCGACATTGCAGGCAGCTACAAGGGCTTCTTCGACAGCGCCACCGCCCAGACTTGGACGGCAGCAACCGACGGTGTGGCCCGCAAGGTGTACCTGTACCCGGACAACACGGTTACCGGCACCTATTGGTACGGCACCGCCACGTTCGATTTTGCGATCGACACGGCGGTCGGAGCTGCGGCCACCATTTCCGGCAACTTCAAGGCTTCGTCGGCCTGGACGAAGGTCGGCTAACCAACATCACTTGTTCCTCTAAGGAGAGATCGTGCCCGAACAGGTATGGGCGGTGCGATACGCCGACCGGGATACCCAGATCAGGGATCTTCCGGTCGGCGTCATCGCAGATATCGCCAAGCGCACCGATGTGTCATGGCTTTTGGTTCAAGCTGCTCCGCTCATGGACGCCAACGTCGCCCAAGAGCTGGTAGCCGCCGCCTGCCAACACAATCATATTGAACCTCCCGTCGGTTTGACTGGCCGGCAGATCATCGACCTGTTCGTTCAGGTCGACGATGATCTTCCGACCGAGTTCACGGACGGGATCCCTCCCGAGGCGGCCGCACCTTAGACGCATGGATCGTCATGCTGTGCCGGCCGCCTTCTTCGTTGACCCCACATCGAGTTCGTTCCGAGTTCACGTTGCGTGATTTGGAGCTGCTCAATTTGTCGGTGTCAGAGGCGGACTACTGATGGACTTTCAGGATCGCATCGCGTTCTTCATTCAAGCCAACGCTGACCAGGCGATCGGCGAATTGAAGAAGGTTGGTCTTGTCACCAAGGAGTCGATGGCAGAAGCGGAGGGTGCGTCGGGGAAGTTCTCCGCAGCGTTTTCTGGTTCGTCGCTGCTCATCAAGGCGGCGGCGGGTGCCGCGGCGCTCGGCATTGCCGAAATGGCAGTCAAGGGCGCTAAGGATTTTGTGGCGTTGACTGCTGAGGTGCGGGGATATCAACGCACGTTGGGTGGTACTGCCGAATCAAACTCGGTGTTGGCCGCGCAGATGCGAATGCTCGGCGTCGATTCGGCTACCGCCGAAAAGTCGTTTGGGATGCTC